CAAAAACTTGTATGCTCAACTTTTACTCAGGCCCCGTCACGTTGCAATTCCAGCGTGTCCTCTCGACAAAACAGAGAGAACTTGCAGACAGTCCATACGGCTTTAACGTGCCTTGGAAAGATTTATCTCTAAGGCAGTGGGCTATCCTTGGTGCGATCGGCATAAGCCGATCAAACGCAGGATATATCTCCCGTGGTGCATAGCCGAATGTCCCCTTTAGGAAGGGATATTCACACTGCGGATTAACCCTACATAACTTCTGAAAGGTCATCCACATGTTATCCGATCCACAGACTATCACCGTAAATGCTGTTGCTAAGGTGATGCCGAAAATTCTGACAGATGGCAGTCATGCCACCTATCAGCTTGCGGACCAAAGTTTCACTTTGGATGTTCGCCATACTTCTACGAAGAAGGACAAAAAGTCCCGCGTAAAAAGTCTGGTAACATTCACCCAACGCGCCGTCGTCGCCGATCCGTTGACTGCTGTCAACGATTTCGAGACGCTAGTGTTCTCTGTGCAGATTGATCGGCCTGAGGCCGGTTTTACTTCTACACAGACTCAACAGCACATTGCCGGGTTTCAAACCTGGTTCAATGGCGCTATGGTTGATAAGATCTTTGGTCGTGAATCATGAACTCGTTTTCGGGAACTGGTTTCAGTTCCCAACTTGTTCATGCAAATCTACATTCCGGCCGTTCGGCTGGATCGTCGATTTTCTTCGATTCACTGGTCAAAGGTTCAGTCAATTACACGAATCCGCCTTTTTTGCGAGGAAGATATTCCTTACGAATCAGAGCTTAAAACGCTACTGATTTCTTGTAATGGAATGCTTTCACTTGCTTTGGGACGGAATCTGTTCATGAAGGAACTTACAGATGAAACTATCCAAACTTTTGAAGACTCTTGATGCTGTTAAAGCATCGGTAGAGCTCCTTCGCGGTTCGGGAGTTAGAATTCCAAGTAGACTAGATAAAAATCTAGCCATTGCGGATTCTATTGTCTCTGAATTGAAAAATACAGAGAGTTCTTCATCACGTAAACCCTCTACCAAGAGCGCAGAGTGATGGCCTGCCCCTTACGGGGAAGGATGATATGTGGTTGGATGTCGACCTTCCTTACGGAGGGCTACATGAAAAGCCACATAAGTGATCTGCTGGAAGTTGCATGCAACATCTACATAGATGCTTGTCATGCTTGCGTCGCTGAGGTCTCTCACCGTGATCTAAAAACTATAAGATCACGAGTTAAACGTGAGGGTATCTCGTTTTTGACGATAACCCTGCCAACCTTCGCTTCTGACTTCGAGAGAAGTCTTGACTTAGGATTGGTCGACTCAACATTTTTCCGATGTTTCAGGAAGAATGGGTCAATCCCTGCTTTCTTGCAAGGTATGACCAGTCGCATATTTAACAAAGAGACAGGAAGGATTAACGATGTTGAAATTTCTAGTTCCCCAAATACTATCGCTCTGCTTGTTGCTAGCGTCAGACAAATTTGTCTTGCTTTCAAAAAGATTGAGCTTCCGTGCACCCCCGAAAGGGAGCGCGCGGCTTTGGAGAACTTCATCGCGATTGAGCAGTCCTTTGAGATGTTCACGTTGCCGAGAGAAGATTACGAGAGGTTTTCTCTTGTTTCTTCTATGCTGTGGGACGGTGTCATGCGTAATATACGCCTGGACACTTTGGTTCCTAGGCATGGACCCGGCGCAACTGCAGAGCGAATCTCTGGAAATCAGAAGTTCGCTTGGCAATTTTGGAATGAGCGTCTCGAGCTTTATTTTCCTCTTATTGATAACGGGTTCCCTATTTCTATTGGGGAATTCTGTCGTCAAGAAGCGGAGCTTGAGAAAGTTTCGTTCATTCCTTGGGAACTTGAAGCGCCCGTTAGGGTGACTCCGGTTCCCAAAACTCTCAAAGGTCCCCGAATCATCGCTATTGAGCCCTGTTGTATGCAATATGCACAACAAGGGATTCGAAGAGCATTATATGCTTCTATCGAATCACACTGGTTAGCAGCTGG